AATAGAGTACCAGCAAGCAAGTAATGCTAACTGACGATCAAAAACTTATAAAAGACGCTCTTAAAGTTCAGGGTCAAACCCCCATGGTTGGGGGCAAAAGAACTCCTAGAAGTGGTAGACCGGTTCAGGTTGCTCCACTTGTTAGGAGAATGTCTGCTGCTTATGATAGACTAGAAGCGGCAAAGAAAGAAGAAGCGGATAAGTTATCGCCAAAAACGGCGATGGCGTTGGGTAAGTTGGTTCTAGAGTTCGAGCAAGTAAATGCGAACCTTGGGCAACTAAGACAACAACTAGGACAACAGTCCAGAGCACAAAAGCAGATTAGTGCTGAAGAAAAGAAACTCTTAAAGAAGGAAGAGGACAATCTAGTAAGTGTACGTGGTGCGTTCCTTGACATCCGTGCTAAACTAGGTTTATTCGCTGGAGCTCTAGCAATCAAGTCAGCACTCGAAGGTCGTCCTGGTGACGCCGCAGTAAATGCTGGTGTTGCTATCACAGCATTTTTGCCTGAAATCATAAACATTGTCACTGGTGCTGTTATGGGTAAAGTATTGTTAGGTGGTGGTAAACCTGGGGGAGCGCCCCGTATGCCTCGTGGAGGTGGAAAACTTGGACTTGGTTTGGGTCTGCTAGCACTCCTAGGTATGGGTGGCATGGCAATGAACCAAGGTGGCATGAACCCTGATCAGAGGAGAGCAGAACTGATCCGTCAACAAAGAGAAAACGTAATTACTCCAGAGGATACCAAAAGATTTGGTTCACTATCAGATCGTTTTGATAGTATTCTCTCTAGTATGCTTGGGGTTCAGGCGAAAGCAAGTCAACCTATGAAGACACCTAAGGGTGAAGATACAGTCGTTGAGGGTGATGACGATGATGGTAAACCAAGAACTTTGCCTACTGATTCTTTTGTACCACAAGGATATAAAGGAACAGAAGCAGAAAGAGCAATGCTCCAAACCATTGGTCAACTAGAAGGTGCTGATTATAATACCGTCTATGGTGGTGCGAAGGTTCCAGAACTTACCCAGATGACACTTGGTGAGTTGTATAGTGCCATCAAACTTGGTGGAGATGATGCTATCCCAGAAAGACTAGGTGGTGGCACAATCCCATTTAAGAAAGATAAGTATAATTCTTCTGCTTCTGGTTTCCTACAAATCATGCCAGAAACCCTAAAGGGTTTGATTGACAGAGGTAACTTTAAAGAGACTGATATCTTTACACCAGAACTACAAAATCGTATGGCGATTACGCTAGCACGACAAGGTGGTATCGATCCTAATGATGGATTGGATATGGGTGAACTTCGTAAACTCAATAATCTTTGGGCGAGTTTTGGTCCTAAGTATGGACAAACGGGAAGAACTCTAGAGCAGTCAGGTGACATCTTTAAGGAGAATCTCGAAAGGATCAGGAATGAAAGTAAGGGTGATGAAGTAAGTCTTCTACCTGTTCCGATTTCTAGTCCTAGAGCACAGCAACCCATTGCTTCTGCTTCTGGACCTGCTTCGGTTACTCCGAACATTGATCCCAACTTTGATGATGTAACTCGCATGATTCAGGCACTAAGTTACTCAACTGAGGCGGTAGGTTAATGAAACCCATTGACAAACTTTTAGGTTCAGCACTAAAACTAAAAAGAACTTCTCTGGCACTAACCAATAGTTTCAGCAGGAGTTCTATTGTCAATAACCGTGATCAAAGAAAAATTCTTGAGCAAAGGAAAAAGAATCAAGAAGAACGACTAAAAACATTTCGATCTGCTATAGATGCTGTAAAGCAGAAAGAACAAGACTCTGGTAATAAAACTAACGCATTGCTGGGTGGTCTTGGACTATCCGCATTAGCAGGTGGTGCCCTTGGTAGGATGCGTGGTGCCAAACCTATGGTGCCTGGTGGTAAACCTAGACCTGGTAGAGTCCCTACAGGCGGTCTACGTCGTCCTGGTGTCCTACCTAAGGGCAGATTGCCCAGGGTTGCTGGTCCCCTTAACGTTGCGTTTGCTGGCGTTGATTTTGCCATGCGTAAGGGATCCGGTCAGACCAATCTCCAGGCGGGCGTAGGAGCGGGAGCAGGACTGCTAGGTGGTCTTGGTGGTATGAAGGCAGGAGCGATGGCAGGAGGCGCTATAGGCAGTCTCTTCGGGGGTGTTGGTGCCATTCCTGGTGCTGCGATTGGAGGACTGCTAGGTGGTCTCCTGGGTGGCAGTATGGCATCGGGACTTGCTGATAATCTTACCGGTGCTGATGCTAGAAGAAAGGTGGAAACTAGAAGATCTCAGTTGATGTTGGCGAAGACGCCATTTGGAACTGGATTGGATAGTTTTGAGAAAGCACTCGGTAAGTTAGAAGATCTAAACACCTTATGTTATGTTGAACCAGAACCTGTAGAAGCAGTAGAACCAAAGGGTGAAGATACTGGTGGATTCTTTGGGACACAAGGTCCAAAACCAGAACCAGGTAAACCACCACCAGATACTCCTGAAGCAACAGCAGCGGCGTTGGATGGTGTTGCGAGTTTCACTGGTAGAGTAATTCCAAAAGAACTTTATGGTGTTCT